CCCCTCTGCAGCATCCGCGGCGCCGGCCGCATGTAGCTGAGACTCTGCCCCGTTCCCGCAGTCCTCCCGCTCGTTACCACCGGACCAGGATGTGTCCATGTTTCGTTGAGACCCAACACCGCCGGATTCTGCAAGACCAGGGCACGCGGATTTGCGCCGGCGTACACATTCCATCCCCGGGCATTCGCCGGCGCCGCACCTGCCTGCACCTGAAATGTGCTGCCGCTGATCGTGATGGTTGCCGGAAGCGATGGCGCACCCTCCTCGCCCGCCCCATTCGTCCAGGCCACAGCGACATAGTACATCCCGTCCGCGATCGCGCCCGACGCCGCTTCCAACTTCGGCGGCGATGCCTGCGCCACCGGGTCCTGCGACATTCCGATACCGCTCTGAATCGCCTTCTCGTACGCCCACTGCGCCAGTGCATGATACTCGTCGCGCTTACCCGCGTAGCGGTCGTTGAGCTGGCTGTTGTATGCATCCCGGTAAACCAGCTCAAGCGTTCGAAACGTGTGCCACAACTTCAGCGGCGGCGTCACCACCACGTAGTCCAGCGACGGCACGGTCGTGGTCGATCCGAGATCCACCGGCCCGCTCATCCGTGCCAGCAATACTCGCAATTCCAGCGACATTTCCTCTTGTGCCAGCGCCAGCTTGCGCGTCACGTCGATCCCCTCCGTGTTTGCCACCTCCAGCAACTGTGTGTCGTGTCCTTGCAAATCCTCGATGCCGGACACCGGGCCGTCGTTGAACAGAGCCATCTCGTCCGCCTTATTCCTTCGCCCCGCGCGCCTGGTGCGCCCGCAGTTCGTCCAGTTCCTGTTTCGGAACTACCGCCAGTTGCATGGCCGTCGCCGCTGCCACCTTCGCGTCCGCTGCCCGTTTCGCTTCCGCCATATCCGCGCGGAACTTCTCCAGGTCCGCATCTTCGGCCAGATCCGCCATACCGTCCACAATCAGCTTCGCTGCAATGTGTTTCGACACTTCTGTCAGGGTGCCGTCCTTGCCGCCGTCGGTGGTTTCCTTGCTCTTCACCACGGGAAACTCGTCGGCAATCTTCGATTCCCAATCGCGAATCTTCTGGTAATAAACTCTCAAATCCATTGATCTCTCCTGTTGATCCTTCTCGTTTGCGACTCCGCGTCTCTACGCCTGGGGGACGCCTCGAGGGGCGAAGTCTCCCAACCTCGCCCCTCTCCCCACCGGTCTACGTGTTGACCTGCACGCCGGACGTGTTCCGCAACACGCCGCAGCCATACAGCACGTCTACCGTGAACTGCTGAGCCAGAGTGTTCGGCTGGTAGCTCATCACCACCCGCATGCCGAAGTTCCCCAACTCCGCGTACTCCGCGATCGCGCCGGTCCCGGGCAGCGGCTGCGGCAGGCGCCGGATCACCAGTCCCAGGGCGTCCTTCGTGAACGCCATGTTGTGTGTCGTCACAGGACTGCTCCCCGTCTTCTGCACGAACTGCGAGCGGAACACGAAGAAGTCCTTGATCTTGCCGACGCTGCCGTCGATCAGCGACCGCAGCCCGGCGTCGCCCGCCGTCTGGAATTCGCTGAAGCGCGGAATCTGGCGCCACGCCGAATACGTTCCCGCGTCCACCACCATGAACTTCTGCGACGATGCCGGAACCTTCGCCAGGAACAGCGCCGTTTCCGCCGCGTCGATGATCGATTCCGTGATCGTTGTCCCCGGCGTACCCACCGGAGTGTTCGCCGTGAAGCCCGCATACAGGCCAAGAAGGTCGCTCTCGATCTTCTGCGCGATTGCCGCCACCGCCGGCTCCATGTAGATCTTCAGCAGGTCCGGCACCGCCAGCACCTTGGTCACGTCCGGAATCTGGAACGTTGCTTCCGCGTGCGTGTTCAGCACGATCTGCGCGTTCCCCAGGTTCGGACTCTGCAGTTGCACCGTATTTCCTTCCGCGATGTTGTTCGCCACCATCGTCGGAGGAATCGGCACGTTCACTGTGTCGCCGGCCTGCGCCAGCACCGGCTCGTAGTCGCGATTCACCAGGTTCCCCATCACGAGGTTCCCCACCAGCACCGGCAATGCATCGGCCGCCACCAGCTTCACGATCGCGTTTGCGATGTTACTCGAAGTAATTGCTCCCAAAACGTTCTCTCCTTATTCTTTCTGGGTAGGCCGAACCCACCCGGTTCTTCCACACGCCGGCCTCTCTGTGGCGCACGCTTCAGCGTGCCGCATCGACACTCGTGTCGACGTGCCTCTGGCTTTGCGCCCGTCAAAACCTGTGTGAATCTCGTTTAATTCCTACAGCCCCCGCAGGGTCTGCGACGCCACGCGCACGATTTCTTCCCGCACGCGTTGCATTTCCTCGGCGCTCATACCCGGACGAATTCGCTCCAGGTCCACATTCTCCCGGCCGGCCGCCGGGGCTTTCTGGGTCGCCGTCATTCCTGTCCCGCCGGCAATTCGCGCCGGCAGAAACTCAGGGTTCTCCGTAACAAATGCGGCCAGGTAATCCTTGATCGGCGTGTCGCCGGCTTCCGACCGGGCAATCAGCCGTCCGTCCTCAGTCCGCATGACCCCGTCCTGAACCGCCCGGAACGCCAGATCGATCTTGGCTACGCCCAGCCGTTGCAGTTCGCTTCGGATTGCCGAGCTCCGCTCAGCCTCCGCCGCCACCGCCCGGCTGCGCTTGTTTTCTTCCACGACCTCGTTCAGCCTGCGCTCCAGTTGCTCCCTGCGCTTGCGCTCATCCTCGAGCTCCGCCTTATACGCCGGTTCGCTCCTGGCCTGTTCGCTGCTTACGAACTCCTGTACCGCCTGCCGCACAATCGTATTGATATCGATTCCTTCCATGTCCTTCCTTTCCTCAAACCTGATTCCTCCGTCCCTCCGTATCCGGCCGCCGGCGATGTGCCCGCCTAACTCCTGACTTGTAACCCCGCCCCATTCGCCCAAGCCACCTCAATCTCCTCCGCCACGCGATTCTTTACGTCCTGCCGCGCGTCGCACAGATACTTCAACGCCAGCTTCTTGAAGATTTGCCTCTTCAGCGTGTCTGAGCCGATCCCCATCTCCAGCAGCTTCTTCGCATCGTCCAGTTCGCTGCTGAAGTCTCCGATGTCGAACTCGTCCATCCCTGTCACATCGATCGCCACCCCGTCCTGCCGCGCCTCCGCGATCGCACCCAGCACTTGCTTCATCGTGTCCTTCACCATGTCGCCGTAGGCCCGCAACACCTCCTGAGTAACGCTGAAGTCCCTCTGTTTGCTCAGTCCGCTCATCTGCACATCCGAACTGCCGCTCCCGGCTTGGTTCATCAGATAGCAGACCCGGTAGATCTCATCCTTCAAGCGAACCAGGTTGTCCGCCGCAATCTGGTAGACCTTCCCCTCTGGCTCCGTCCATCCGAACCGGTCTCCCGGACTCAATTGAATGTAGTAACTCTCCCCCACCATCTGATTCCATTCCCGATCCGAATAAACCACCGGCATCGCGAACAGTCCCATCGTCAAGGCCCAAGCCAGCGCGTTCGACTTATTCAGGTGTTCCATTTGCAGTAACCCAGCCTTGTTCATCAGCCATAGCCCCTCCGACACCTTCATTTCGAAAACGGGCACGCGCTGGAGCCCAGCCAGCGCGTGCCGTCCTTCGTCGATTAGCTCCACCTCCTTTCCGTCGCCAACCTTCCGATACACCTGGAAGTTTTCGCGGTCATAGTAGATCCACCGGACCTCTTTCTCCCACTTCGCGTCCGTAACCTTCGACTGCTGCAAACAGGACGTCCGGATCACCAGCCATTCGAGCCCGCCGTACTGGTCGTGACTCCAGTTGATGACCTCTTCAGCGCTGTAATCCACCAGGTAAGCGCGCGACCGGCCCGACGCATCCTCTTCGGCCCGCGTTCGCGCCGGCCCGTTCGCCCGCGGAAAATCCACAGCCAGGAAGCTCTGTCCGTTCACCAGAGCCTCCGTAAATCGCTGCCGGAAGAACTCGTGCAACGTGGTGCCCTTCAGGTCGCAGTCATCCGAGAACACGTTATAGAACCGCTTAGCTCCGGGATCGCTGCCGTCGAACTGCAGAATCGGCTCTCTGCGCAGCAGCGTCGCCGCGTACCAATCCACAATGGAGCCGATATAGTTCTCATAAAAGACCCGGCTCAACCGCTCGGCATACACTGGCGCAGGTTCGTTGTTCCGCCGAACCAGGTAATCCGATGCGTTTAGGCGAATCCTCTCGCCACCCGCATAGAGGTCTCTGTACTGTCTCCACATCGCCTTGCGCGCGATGTATTCGGGGTGTTCCCGATCAATGGTTTGCGTTGTCATATCAATGGCCTTCCCACTGGCCCGCCCTTTTTCCGCGGGGTAAATTCCTGGCACACCAGGTACCCCAGCGCGTCCGATAAGTGCGTCCTAAGTCGATCGCGATTCTTATCGATCTCGCCGGTCTCTGCCTTGTAACAGATTTCCTCAAAATCCCGGATCAGTTCCTTGCACCTGGGATCCACAACCATGCCAACCGTTCCTGCTGCCGTCCGGAATTGCTTGTTCATCAGATTGATCCGGTCCCTGACGCTGGGATTGAATTTGTTCTCCCGCCACTGCGGCTTCAGATTCGTGTTAGTGCCGAAATACTCCTCAATGATCTGGTAGTCCGTCGAACCCGTCGTCTGCCGCTGATTCCCACTCGAATCGCCATACACAATCACGCCTTTGTCGTGCCTCGGATAGCGCCGCATGAACTCTTCGCAGGCGTCTTTCGTCGAACTGTTTCGCAGATAGATCTCGTCCAACACAATCACCTTGTCCACCGTCGTCTGCACGATCACCGAGCTCATCGGGTCCACGTTGAAATCCAACGCCCATCGCAGTGGAAGCTGCGGATTCACCTTCGATTCCTTAATGTGCTCCGCTCGTCCGAAAGCCGAATACACTCGGCCTCCGTCCATGCTGAGGTAATCGCCAAGTACTTCCTGTGCGTAAAACTTCGGGTCGTAACTATCTTTCAACCGCTCATAAAAATCGCCGACCTTTGCCAGCAGGTGCTTGTTCTCGAATGCCTTGGCCAGAATCGCTTCGTACCCCGGCGCCCGCTCCGAAATGAACTTCCGGTAAACCCAGTCAAACCCCTTCGGCGTCCATACCGCAAAACCGCACAGCCGCTTCGCAAGCGGATCGCGCAAGCGGCCTTCCAGCCGTAACCACGCCTCTTCTTGCGTGTAAGTCAGCTCGTCCAATCCGAACCATGCCAGGTTTGTTCCGCGTAGCCGCTCAAACTCCTCTACCGGCCGGAACAGGATCCGCGACCCGGTGTCCTTGAAGATCAGCGTATTCTCCGCCTTGTTGTGCTCGTAAGGCAGGTCGTTCGCCCGGATAATCTCCAGAAGGGCCACCTGTGTCGCATCCCGCAGCATCGGGTAAGTCGGTGCACCGATCAGCCCCAGCCGGCCCGGATTCTGATAACTCAGCCGGATCGCTTCCTGGCACAGCGCCTGGCTTTTGCCGCTGCCGATCGGTCCCGAGAACCCCTTGAATCGCTTCTCGCATTCGTGAAACTTCTTCTGTGATGGCAGGGGGTCGTAAGCGATCCCGATGCGCCGCAGCCCCGTTATTCGGTCTCCGGGCTCTCGGATGGATTGATCCATGTCACCGTGATCTCCTTTGCCTCGTCCTGGTCAAACTCCTTCTGTAACTGGATCAACTTCAGATACTCCGCCGTCGTCGCTTTTACCTCGCCTTTCTGAACCTGTGCTTCGATCACCTGAATCATCTTTTCCAGCAACTCCGCGACCCGTATCTTC